ATGATTACCCCATCCGAAAGCTGTATTCCAGTTTGCTGAGTTATTGGTTATTGAAGTACCCCAAGCCGATCCTGTGGATAAAGCAATGCCAGCACCAGGGTAAACCATTGATCCGCCACCAGATCCCATACTAACAACAATAGAATCTAACATAGCCGCAAGTCTTAACTGGCTCGCTCCCTTGTTTCTAATGTTTAGGTTTATGCCGCTGTAAAGTTCATTCTTAGTGAACTGCCCGAACGCACTAAGCGCAAAAAAAAAGAACGGGATTATTAAGAGTTTTTTCATTTAGTAGCTGATTTCTATATCATCTGCTGAATTTGCTAATTGAACATAAAAGCGACCACCAGTAACGGTTAGCCATGTGTAAGTATCTGCCACATGGTCAGGGCTTTCGCTAATTGTAGCACTTCCAATACTTGAAAGTTTAACAGTGCTTACGTTTGTACTTGGAAATCTAACCAAGATTGTAACGATGTAAGGTGCGTTACTTGGTAGCGTCACCAATGTTGCACTTGTTGTCCCAGGACTTACAAATGACGGGTTGTTTGTAGTTGTAACCTGTGCGCTTGCTGATATTCCTATAAACAACAAAGCGATAAATAGTAATCTTTTCATTTTATTTAATCTTTTTTATTTTTCCATTTCTTCCATAGAACCTTTATTAATTCAACCGCAAATCCTGAAAGCGGATAGAATGAATCCTGCCATTTTAAGTTAGCCACTCCATCAACGTCTATTCCTAACGCTCCATGTCCTACAAAAAGCATAACAGGAATAAATAAGAAACTAGCTACCCAATTATCCCAATACTCTAAAGCGTATGATTTAAGATTAAATGTTTTTTCGTTTTCATCCTTATGGATTGAAAGCATAATAGCAGTCCACGCAAGCCACCCGAAGAACGCAAAGAAAGCGTTTAACCCAAACAAAATACCTATTATCTCTTTCATATCAATTAATTTAAACTACACTTCCAAAAAACATCCAATCATTAACAGTTGCTGGATTGTCAATCTTTGCAACTATGTAAGTACCAGATAAAATAACACCACCGTCAGGCATAGTTAAAGTAGTGCTGTCTGAGGTTGAGAAATACCCGTAACCTTTACGCGCTCCATTTGGAAAAGCGTTTGTACTTGCATCCCAATCACCCCTATGAACCCACAGGCCGTTAAACCTGATTGATCCACTTGTGCTCACGCTTGATCCCCCGTTTACTCTTACGCTTGATCCTCCGCTTACTACTACCTTTGTCATACTACTTTGAATATTCCAAATGTTACTAATTCTTCCTCAGCACTTGCATAAACTCCATAGATTTCATACCAATATTCACGGGTTTGAAGTGCTGCTGCCTGCGCTATTGTCAATCCAACTAAAACAAAGTTATCAATTGTTGAAATGGTAGGTGTTAATACTACCTCGCCATGCTTACGATAAAATACCTTCATTACAACTGAAGAATAAATACTAAAATCATACTCAGCACCGCTATCATAGTTTACTTCTATCTCATAGTCAATAGTAGCCTTACCTTTGTAAGCCTCTAAGTCTAATCTTGCGCCTTTATAAGTTTGGTAAATCATCCTCTGAACATTTTAAAGCTTGTATAAATAGCGGATTCACTACCTTTATAAAGGGTGTAGGTTGTTACGTTGTTTTGTAAGTAGCAATCAATCTGATTCTTATAGGTCAATGCGTTACTTCTTAACTCGTTTACAAGCTGTCTGATAACTTGTGCATCTACTGGCTCGCTTTGTTGGGTAGTCTTTTGGACAATCCCGTATCTCGTAATATTGATAGAGTTGTTTTGAACCAATCTCGCCAATGTGAAATAAGCCAACATGGGTTTAATTCCATCGAAGTAAACAGGGTTTCCGTTGTAAGTCCACGCGACCCCGTTAATAAGGTTCTGATAGCTTGTATACATCGCGTCTCCTGTATTAAAACACTTAGTCATAAGGTCGTAATACAAAGCATCACCCAATATCGGCCTTAGTTCCTGATCCTGTGATTCTACCGCGTACTGCTCCCACCTCATACCGTCTAATTCGGCAAGCGGCCTAAGTGCCTTTAGATCAGGCAATGTTATTAGTACCCGCTTGTCCATAAGTAAGTTCTTTTATTTTAAAGTTGTCTGTATTTACAGGTTGATGCCAGTTATTGAATATCTTTTTAAGTGATGACTCTATATCTTTCCTGTAGTCCCTTGTAATTGTGTTGTAATACACATACTCGTCTGATAACTGCTGCTGGTTAAACATTCCAGTTTCAGGAAGTACGCCTAAAATACCTTTAGGCATCGCAAAGGCCTCCATGATCGCGTTCTTATCATCCTTAGAGATAAATTCATGTATCCGGTCATTGTTAGCAACTGTTAAAGGTGTAACCAAGTCAGCCGCCTTCCTTAGTCCGCTTTCGTCCTCGATTACAATCGTACTGCCTCCACCTTTGCCACCTTTGAACTGATCAAGACTTTCTACAAACTGTCTTTCCTTTTCTGTATCATCAAATCTTCCAGGATAGGAGAAAATACTTGTAGCATTTAATCCGTTCTGAATACTTGACAATCTAAACAGTCCTATTTCTTCCTGAGTTTGACCTTGATCTAACACGCTGTCAAAAGTTGCCAAAGGATATTGATCCTCTAAAGGGGTTGCGTAAAAAACCTGACCTCTATAATCTAATCCATGTTCGGCAATTTCCTCTTTTATGCTTTCAGGGTTAGGGTCAAACTTAGAATACTTAATGATATTCTTTGCGTTGCTTATTTCTTTGTAAGGGTCATTCTCCCAATTTGAATTAAACTTGTAATCATGGACATCACCATTCTCATCAGGAAGTCCGAAACGCCAGTATTGAAGTGGCCAGACAGAGATATTATTGTATTGGCCATTGAGATTAACCCCAAGATGGACAACGAAAGAACCCGAAAAACTAGCCGCGTCAATTGTAATGTATTTTAAAAGGTCGTTTAATGTGTTTCCCTTACTGTTTACAACAAGGCCAGCGAGTGACACGTCCTCAAACCCTTCACCCCTCAGAAATTTGGACAATCTATCACAAGCTGACTTTATCGTATAAGAACGATCCCTAACAGCCTCAACGATCTGAGGGTATAGATTGTTCTTTGTGTACCATTGGATGCCTTCGGTGCGATCTATGAACGTCCTAAGCCTCTTTACATCTGGGTCATATCGTAATAGCTGATAGCCCATTACCTTTTAGAACTTTTCTTTGGTTGTTCTACGATTTCTAATTGATTAGAACTGTTAGGGACATACCCTGCACCTAACATGAATACATTCTCGTCAATGCCTCTTAATTTCGCTCTTTCTAATAGCGCATCTTCGTGATCTTGTGTAAAATCAGAAGCCTTAATAAATCCTTCACCGATAACACCGCAAGTGTCATTTTTTGCTTTCCATTTCATCTTTTTTAGGGGTTAGTTTAATATTAAAATATTGTTTAAATACCTGATTCAAAGATACAAGTTTTTCGTATCGTTCAATAGTCAGATTGTCTTTTGTGATGTGCATCCCGTTGCGTAGAACAATTTCCTGAGTAGGGTCTTTGAGTTCTACCGATGCGATCTCTTTTATTTTCTTTGCCATTGTTTCACTTTTAAAAAAAAGGGCTGAACCTTTTACGACTCAGCCCCTAAACCTAAACCTATGAAAAAACTTTTAGCTTGCAATAGCTACCTGAGTGCTGTCAGCTACACCGCGTGAGGTTGTTATCCTCAATCTGTATGATCCTGCGGCAAGTGCCACAGACGTGAATGTTATGCTGGTGTCACTCACTACGGTTAAGCCTGTCTGAGTTGTAGCCGCTCCGCTCACTTGGTTGATCCATTGTGCGCTAAGAACTACACTTGATGCAGTGTTTCCGTAGAAGTTTGTACCTGTGATAGTTTCTGTATCACCACCGGCTACCTGAAGGGCTAAGTCAGATATTACCGTTACTGTTGGTAATCCAGCATACTCTTCAACAAGTGCCAAAGTAGTAGCGTAATCAGTCGAATAAAGTGTTTGTGGTAACTTAGGCTCGAACTCACTGTCAGGAGTTGCAAGCTGTATGATATACCCTCCACCATTCGCATAAGTATCACGGGCAACACCAGGAATAATTTCCATCCCTGATCCTAATCCGTAAACTTCAAATGCGTCTGCTGTCTTTCCTTTGTTTTCTACTATCGCAATGAAATTTCCTTTAGTCAGTCTCTGAAGGTTGTTCTTTTGAGTCTGAGAGATTTCATATACGATAAATCCAACACTATGCTTAAACTGGTTTGACCCGTTACCTGGTGCGATAATCTCCTGAGAAGGTTTCACATCCTGCTTAAACCCTTCGAACAAAAACGAAACCGTATTTGTGTTAAAGGTAAGAGCAGTTAGTAAATTGGGTGTACTAGCTGAAGCGGTAGTGCTGATCAAGTCATCATAGTTAAGCAAAAACAAACGTGAGCGAGTCCCCGCTTTAAGGGGACTGTCACAGCTTGCTGCCGATCCTATGGTTATTGTTCCGCATCCCATATCTTACAATAAGATTGCTCGTGAAACTTCTTTTAGGTTCGCTCCATCATAGATGAAGTGAGCAACTAAATCCTTTCCTGAACCGCTGACAAGTGTTGCTGCTGTTACAAGGAATCCAGTTCCCCATGTGATCGTTCTAGCTCCACCGTTTCCAGTAATAAGAAAGTACACATGATCCCACTGACGTAGGTTCGCAAGAACTGTAGCAGCGTTAATAGTGCTGTTACCTGTTGCGTCAACACAAATAAACTGCTCCTTTTGATCTGGCTTAATAGCCGGAATCATTGTAGCTGCGTATGTATCAATAACTCCGCGAACGCCTGCGCCTTCGAAAGTTCTGTTATCTGCTGCTGTTTTTGTTAGTGATGTTACTGCTGCCATTTTATTTTAATTTAATAATTAAGAACCCACGTAGTAAACTGATTCGCTGTCGATGCTAAAGTTTGCATCCATCTTAAACAACGCCTTTAGGAAATAATGCTCACCCTCTGGACGTAACTTCTCGATAATGAAGTTTTCAACATCATTGATCTTGTCAGTTGCTGCGTACAAGTTTGAATCTGTTCCAGTGGTAGACTTACAAACGAGTATCTTGTTGTTAGGGAAACCAGAATAATGTCTGATCTCACGACCTGCAAACTGTCCTTCCATTCCGTTAGCATACTCTAAGCCTTTGTAAGTTGTTGCCCTCAAAGCCTGCTGATAGTATCGGTATGAAGTTGTGCTCATGTGGAAGATCATGTTAGGATCATCAAACAAAGCGTCAGGTACTGCGTTGTTACAGTTTTCCAAAGCCGCAAGGATTGTAGTTGCACTTAGTACACCTGCGTTAGTTGCGTCAATGTTAGTAGCTGAAGCGGCAGCGCGTGTTACATATCCGTTAAAGAAATGCAATGGGCTTGAACTTGCTAAGGTAGTATCACCTTGCCAGAACAAACGGCCTATTTGGTTTTGTGCTTGCTTCATCACAACGTCTGCAAATACCTTCTGTATAGAAGGATCTAGAACCTTGTTAGGAAGTGCGCCTGATGGCTGGAATGGTCTCCATGCTGCTTCGAAAATTCTCGGATTAATATCCGGAACGTATATCATCATGTCCACAGGTGTAAGCGTAGCCTCTGACCATGTCACAGTCGCGCTCTTAGTTGTGGGCATTGCTTCGCGGTCAATGATCGGGTTTGCACTCGATACCATCTTAGCGATAGAGATTTTGTTTGGCACGTCAGGGATTACATAGACAGAACCTTTCGCTACTGCCTCGTTTTCGGTAACTGCCTCTGTGATGATGTAATCTAATACATCACCATTGTAATTGCTTGATAATACTGGACTTGCCATTGTTAGTTTTTGTTAAGTTGTTTCTTTCTTTCTACTTCCTTGTCTGCCATCTTTTGAGCGATGGTTTTATATTCAAGTTTTACACCTGATCCTGATAATACAGGGTTCTTAGGTTGGATGCCTAGTTTAATGTCACCCTTCAAAGCCTTAATTTTGGCTTCTGTTTCCTTCTGAGCCTGTTCTTTTACTGCGGCAATCTCTAAAGCTGCCTTTTCATTAGCTACGCCTACGGCCGCGTTAATCATTTCCTGAACCATCTCCTTTGTAAGAGGTGCTTCTACTGATGCGGCTTCTGGAGCTACAACATTTGAAACAACACCACCCGCAACGCTTAGAGTAGTTCCATCCTCAAGGGCATAGTCACCATCTGCTAAAGGCTCCATAGTTGGCTGTCCTTGTGCATCCAAAAGGTAAGCACCTGCGCCATCTACTACTGATTCGCCTTCAATCCAGAAGGAACCAGAACCATCCGCAAGGTTTACTACCATGCTTTTAGGATCGTTGTTAGGAATTTCAGCCTTTGGTTGAACTCCTTTCTTACTTTTAACACCCAAAAGAGCCATGATCTGGTCTTTAAGGCTTTCATCTTCTTTCTTATTTGCCATTTTATTGATTTTAATTGTGTTAAATGCTGGCACTAACTTCTTTTCGGTAGCGAACTTGAATTTGATACACTGATCCGCTGTAAGCCCTGTTTCTATTTTCATTAGTCCGTCCAATCCTTCGTCACTTATTTGAGTGAATTCAGCATAGAACTTTCTAAGGTTTTTCTCTGTGGCTCCTAAAAGATCGGCTGCGGCCTGCATTGCATCCGCGTCACCGCTTACACCTTCCTGAAAAGGGTTATGAATCCAAAACTGATAGCGGTCGTCTGCTATTCTTCGATCACCCGCTAAAAATAGTTTTGTAGCAATCGACCCGATCAGCCCTGTTTGAATAGTGGTAATTGTTTTGCCTTGTTTCTTTAGGCTAAGAAGGTAGTCATAGATGGCATCGCCAACGTCAACATACCCGCCTGGGGAGTTTATAGACACCTCGTAAGCGATGGCATCAGGAAAGTTTGCGACTTGGTCAATTACAGAAAGTAGGTTAGTACCTACGTGCGCCTGACCTTGTGGGTCTACGTAAGAATCTCCGATGTGTCCGTTTATGCTTATTTTTCCTATCACGGGAGTAAAGTTGCATAAGCGGTTATTCAAATATACTGACAGTAATTTGACGCTATAATGATTCAACCTTTTTTACGGCTCTTTCTATTGTTCTTCTTGAGCATCCACACTCGTCAGATGCGTATTCATAGGCTTGATTTCTTGTAATGCCTTTTTTTACATAAGCATCAAAAACTATGTAATATCTAAAATAGGTATAGACGTTTATTGATATAATCCCATTATTGAATAGCTGCCTTATCGTTGTAGGTTCGTCTACCGTCATATTACCTGCGCGCGTGATTCAATTACGTTAACCCTTCTTACACCTGCGTTAATATCCTCAACCGTTACCACTGGCTGAATCCGTGAGATAGCGTCATATAGTTGCATCTGAAAAGAAATGGACTCACTCTTTTGAGCAGAAGCCGAAACGATCCCACCGGAAGCGAAACCAGGAACGCCCATGCGTCTAAACGTTGCATCCCCGCCTAACATAGCCTGTTGTCGTTCATTTAGAATTACCTCACCTGTTTTTACTGTGGCAAGTATGTTGTCCCCGTTACTTCGTTGTATAGGTGTGCCGTGATTAGCGGTTACCTTTCCCCCCATTGCAAAACCTTTTGTAGTTTCCCCTAATGATCTAATTGCCTGAGCAACAATAGCCCCTATGCTTACTGCTGCGCTTATAGTATTAACAGAAACCCAAGGCTGGCCAAAAGTTAAAGGGGAAGCAGCTACAGCCTTTGCATTGGCTATTCCAGTAGATGATATTACACCAGATATTGCAGCAGCCCTTTGAAATACTATTGATGCCGCTGCAAACTTTTTATTAACACCAGTTAGTAAATTAAGAGCATTCGCAACATTACCAAATGACTGAACGCTTGCCTCGTCTCTGTCTATTTGTTCCTGTTTAATTTTATTGCCTTTTGCAATTATTTCATTATAATCTTTTTCTGCTTGTATTTGTTCCTCCTTTGAGTCTGCATTTGCTTCCGCTAAAGCACCTGAAAAATCTACTAATTGATTATATTCATCATATTTATTAATTATTCCTATTATTGCATCTACTGATTTTTTATACTCTGTTTGTTTTAGTTTTTCTCCTTCAATTATTTTTAGATCGGCTTGAAATGCAGCGTTAGATAATTCATTTAGTTTTGCTATTTCTTGATTTTTTAAATCCTGACCCTTAGTAAATATTTCCTTTGACTTATCTGCTCTGTCTTTATCAATTAAAATTAATTCAGCTTCAAGTCTTTTCTCTTCTAATAAATCTTCTTTTGTGGAGTTGCTTTGTGCGTGTTCCTGCTTTGATATTTCTAATTTATTAGCAGCAAATTCGCGCTGTTTTACACTAAGTTCATCTTGTAGTTTTTGTGCCTCCTTTAGTGCGTTTTGTCTTGTAATTAAATCTAAAGACTTATCTTCAGCTTTCAACTTTAATTCAGCTATCCTTGCTTCGTTAGTTGCTTTCAGTAAAACTAATTCACGTTCTAAAACATCGTTGCGGTTCTTTAGTGCTGCTAGTGCTGCCGGATCACCCAAAGCCTCGTTAACTTTCTTAATACCTAAGTCTACAAGTTTTTCAAATCCGGGTATTAGGTAATCCAATCCTTTGATTAAAAGATTGAATCCTTCCACTACTCCTTTGATTGCGTACTCACCTAAGAAGGCTAAAGCGTCTGAAAGTTTCCCAACGATAGCACCTGCTAACGTCATCACCTTATTAAGTTTATCTTGACCTTCGGCTGATCCAGTTAGGTATTTTGTGACCCCTGATAATATTAAACCTAATGCCCCAATTACAGCACCTATCGGTGTAGCTATAAACGCAATAGCCTGTGCTTTCATCGCTCCAAACCCGTTAGCAGTTGCACCTAATCCGGGGACTAACTTATCCAAAGCCCCTGAGTAGTTACCAACATTCAATCGCTGCTTTTCTAATGCACTTGAATTTTCCTTTATGATATTGGTATTCTCGTCTAACTGCTTATTGATCGCTTGCGCGCGTTTCTGTCCCTCAGCACTTTGTAGGTCTAATTTCTTGCGCTCCTCCCTTAGTTCCTTATTAGCTTTTGTTAGGTTTTCTATGGACTGCGTCCCCTTTACCTCAACATCGTAGATAATCTTCTCTTCCATATTAGCTCACTTTAAACAACTCCACATTTGAAATCCTTCCCGAAACGTAATTAGTAATTTTATTTACAATGTAATATGAGTTACCATCCCATATCATCTTATGAGGATCATAGCTTGAAATATCAGAATCAGTTAAAAGAAACCTTTTACTTACTAGCTTATTCTTCTGTAACGATAGCCCGAAATTATTATAGTAGCTGTCTATGAAATATTGAAAGCCTGTATCTTTAGCCCTGCTATCGTCTAAGAAGTAAGCAATGAAGTAATCAATTCTATTGGTTACGTCAAAGGTTACTATTCCGAAATTAGTACCATCACCATAGTCACGTATAGTTATTAACTTTAACCCTGGCTTGTTTACAAACTCGTCTATCGCTGTTGATGTTGAATCGTAAACAGGTATCGTTACGGTCATTACATCATCTGAAGCATAACTGATAAACTCGCTTATTGAATTTTGAAATACACTTACAAATATGTCCTTTGACAGTTGAAGGTTTGTATTAGCTATGTCTATTGACCCAGCACCAGCCAGCGCATCGCTTACTTCCTCGGCCTTTGTATAAAGGAAGTTGTTTTGTTGTGCGTATTCTGTTGCAAATGATATTGTGTAATTTTCTTTATTAACAAGTTTATCACTCCAATCTAAAGACCCCGAACGGTCTAAAAGTATTTCTTCGATTGTCTTTAGGTAAAGAACTCCGTCCTCCTGTTTAGGAACTATACCGAACCTGTTAAAGAAGTCCTGTATTAAATCCATCACCTTAACCTTTGGCCATAGTTCATTCCAGTCTACTAAAACCCTTGGCACGTCAGTAGTAGGTGTAAAGGTAAATGTCCACCCTGAAACAATAGTACAATCAGCACCATTAGGAACTGATCCCACATCGGTTTGAATGTTCATCTTAACAACGTCACCGCTTACAAAGTCACCATTGTAGGTTATCGTTTGAAGGAATGAATCAGATGCTGGATTGTTAATTTGATACAATGCAACCTCTGAACCATTCTTATAGATTTGAACTTTTATATAAGTAGCAGACCTCCATGTTATTGCGTTGACTCTTATTACTGCGGTAACTGTGCAATTAACAGCACCGTCAAAAGTGTAAAGTTCTGTTCCGGCATCTAACTTAGTACCGTAGTCAATCGTGTCAAATGTGATAAGCCTTGTTCCACTTAGAACCTGCGTTAAGTTTATAGCTGCTGAGTTGCTACCCTTTGCAGCGTATGGAGCAACATAAGGCTGAGTATATTTGAACTTCTCACCTGGATATGGGATCACCAATTTAAGGAAATCGCTGTCTGTAAGTATTGCCCCTGACAAGGTTAATCCGGTGCTTTCTAATATTGATGTTATGAAAGTATGGTAGTAGAAGCATGGAAGGAAGTAATCATACTGATATATAGTCCCTGACTTACCCCAGTTTAGTATAACCGAAACTATCCCACTTGTATTAAGCCTGTTTGTATCTATTGCTGGCGCGAGCCATGATGATGATGCGATAGGGTTAATATCTGATATTACCTTGTTTCTTATGCTGTCTATTAAATCTATCAGGTTTTCGTAAATGACTATGTTGAAGCTATCACTTTCAGATGATGATATTATAATCTTTGCGCTAGCTATAATCTCCACCCCATTTTGAACTATCTTACAGTTTAAAGATGTGTAAGGTATTGATGTATCAGACATTTCATTATCTGCATAGCCAAATATTAATCTATTTGTATTTGTCCACGGGCATCTTATTGAGTTGGTGAAACTTAATGATCTCCTTGATATGGCGGCAACGTCAATCTTTTGAACTGTTAAAGCTACTACCGTATTAGGGTAAAGGTCAAGTAAATCATCGTTAACAAATATCTGCGTCATTGTAAAAACAGTTCAGGGTATTCAATAGTAACAAACGCGCTATGTTTCTTTTGCTTGGTATTGGTAGTGTTGGGTGATCCAATCACGTTTACACCTGTCTTACTACCGTCTGAATTCAACACATAAACCGATTGTCCGATAGTTGCCATCGTCCTGTTAATACTTGTAGTCATTTCGGTAATAGGAGTCTTGTATAATTCGCCTATGGTATTAAGCCCTTGTATGGCTTCCCATTGTGATAGTGTTAGATTATCCGCGTACAATGTCAACCGCTTGGCTTTCCGGTCTGAGTAGTGCCAAGTGTATTCCTGATTAACCTGGAAAGGGAAGCATTCATCACCGCCTAATGAGTTTTTCCATTGAAGCATCACTGTGTTACAATCTTCCTCAATAGTAAGTGTTTTAACTTCTGATATAATAGTCTCCACAGGTGTATGAGTAAGTGAATTAATATCACCCTGAACGCTACCTATACCTGAGTCTGCTAAATTTGCATAAACACCAATATAAACTGATGTTTCAGTAGGTGTTAGTGAAGCTGTTCCTGTATAGTTACCTGTACCAAATTGATTTATCCCTGTGGAAACAATAATATTATAAGAGGCATCTAGTAAACAGATATAAACATCTTCAAGGTCAGAACCTACTGTTAAATCAATATTATAATTAAAGTCATAAGTTACGCCAACAATACCAGCAAAGGCGGCTGATAGCTTTTTAGTGGTAGCGAATACCCCTGTAATATTAAAACTTGGGTTCGATCCAGTAGTCCAGTTTGTTCCTGTCCCCTGATTAGTGAATGTGCTTAAAGACCCCAAAGTAATAGACTTAGCCACTATGGAAAGTTCTACCTGATCAGCAGTACCCGTTTCGGTGTGCTTTCCTCTTATAATTCCTTCGTTTGAAATGACTGTATCTGTAACATCAAGACTTGAGCCGTTTAGAAATCTCTCAACCCTTAGATACGATCCAACGTGTGAAATGTGACTGAATGTAAACGGATGGTTTAAAACTGCCTTTGGTGATCCTGACAGCATTAAGAAATTAAAGGTCACATCGAAGTAATCAGGATTGAATGAATTGATTACCCCTAATTGCAATCCCCCGTAAATAGCATAACGCAAGTTCGCCACATCGTTTACCTGTGTTTCGCTCGAAGCTGTCCAAACCTCTTGATACTTAATGTAATACTTTAGCCAGTTGGTATCTGTGTAAACCGTTCCACTTGTTAGGTCTGAATCATTTTCTAAACTCATGTTAGCCTTTAGGAAACTACTAACGTCAACCGTTATTAACCCTGCTGAGTTTGCGTAATACTTTGCATCTGCAATCTTAGCGGCTGCGGTTGAATCCCATATTTCAACTTCCAACCTATAACCCGCATTTGCGTAATTAGTAGATGTTATCTTATAGAGTATTGGTGCGGATGTTCCTGCCCATGTTGCTGGCCTATCTGTAACTGTTGGTTGTGCCATTTTATTTCTTTCTCTTTGGTAAAAGTTCGCTACCTAAATAATATCCTAATCCAAACGTTGCCACGCCTACTAAAACTTTGTTATGTTGGTTTTTAAGTGGCTTTTTAAGCCTTACACCGTTAATACTTTGAACCGATCCACAACCGATTAAACACGTAAAAACGAATATTCGCATAAGCAAATATAAGGATTTAAAAAAATAGTTAGAAGTCATTTGCACGGGATAAAGAGTTTGCTATTACTTTCTTAAACGATATGTTCAGGTTTTCAGCGAATTCCTTTTGAAGGGTTTCTATCTTGTCATCCACATTTAACGCCTTAACCTCGCCCTGATAAATCTTAGTCCCCTTCTTAGCGATTGATCGGGCAAACAAGAAGGCCAGACTACGTTCGCTGATCTTACCCTTTGGCTTGATACGCTTTGCCCTAATGTATTCTAACATCGCACTGATAGGCGGAAACTTGCCAGGCTTACGGCCAAACATTAAATAGTATATACTTTCCTGCGCGTATATAGAACCCTTTAAATCTTTGCCTATGGTAGATTCTTTGCGTATAGACTTCTCAGTAGACCCCGAAGCCTTAAACCTTTTTAAATCGGTCTTATAGGCCTTTTCGACACCTGTTAATAGTTTGTTAAGGGCTTGCTTTACGGTCATTCTACACAGGTGCTAATGTCCTCACTGAATTTGATTGTAAACGTTCCCCAGTTGCCGTATAGGTTTGAGTCTGTCAACCCCTCGTAAACTGATCTATGGTTAATTGACTCTATCCCGTTTTCTTCTACTATGTCGGTTTTGTCAAGTCGATTGATTAGTTCCCTATTCAGCGCGCGCATGGGTGCTATGACTTTATCCTCAGCTTCGGTGACTGGTAGGTCGTTTGTTTCGCGTGGCACACGATCAAGGAATAGGGTGTTTACTTCTGCTGAAGAAAGTACCTTGCCATTCTCACGGCTGTAATCCTGAATATCCAAAGCTAACACAAGGCACACAGGAAATTGACCCGATGCCAGGTCATCAAAGATAGTAGCGTTCGCTTCTTCCAATGTTGAATAAACATACCTTACCTTCTTAGAAAGTAAAGAAACCTCGTTTTCAATAGTGCTTAGTAGTGTCATTGTATCGGTGTTGTTATTCTTTCAGCCTCCATATACCTATCGTCAAACTCGCTCTTTTCCTTTTGCGCAATAGCAAAGTTAGCAATTGTTTCAAAACTTACATTAGCATAAACAAAATCCGGATTCTGTGCAAATCTTTCTGCAAAATCCCCTACCATGTTCAAATATTGGAACGGTTCAAGTCTTTTAGCCTCAGCCATCTCACTAAGGTTTTTACGCTTCTCGTACTTGCCTGCCACCATCGGGCTAAGGTATGGGACAAGTCGCTCAAAATACTGCTTCCAGAGTTCGTCAGTGGTTTTAACAAAAAAAAACCAATAGGGTAGATTTCTGTTATTGGCATTTCAAGTATAATATTTTCCAATTCTAACGCTTTCTCATAGTCAAACTCGCCCCGATTGTAGCGCGGCTGAAGGTAACAGGCTACCGCAAGGCTAATACACTCCTCGTAAACCTTACAAGTTTCCAGCTTTTGGCGGACGTGGATAGATTGCCCGATAGAAAGCCCTCCTATGCGCGTAGGGACGTTTAACTCTTTTCCCTCGATAGTTATCATCTTTGGAACTTTGGTTGCCTTAAACGGCTGTTCTGATATAAAGCGGACGCAGTCGAATAGTGTGCGTTCTAATTCAGGATTGACTATGTT